CGGTGGGCGGCTGTCCACTGCGCCGGGAACTGCGCCACTGTCGCGGCATCCGCGGCCTGGGTGTCGGTGCCCGTGACCGTGCGGACGTTGACGTGGTAGGCGTAGCTGGTGTACTGGTAGGCGATGTTCGCGCTGGGCGTGGTGGTGACCGTCAACCCGCTGACGGCCGCCTCGACGGCGACGACGTCACCGTCCGGCCCGCCCTGGGTTCCGCTGTAGGCGACCACGCTGCCGGCGATCGGCGTGTGCTCCAGCGTGGCGATGCCGCTGCCATTGGCCACGGCGGTGCCGGTCATGGTGCTGGCCAGCGCATACGGCGCGTCGGTGACGTTGCCGCTGCCGTCCAGTGTGACCAACTGGTCGTTGAGGTAGATGCCCTCGACGGCGTCGATCTCGCGCGCGGCCAGCGCGATCAGCATCGTGAACGTGGTCTTGTTCGAGCCGGTGGACCCGCGGAAGAAGACGTTGCCGCCCTTGCGCACCCGGCCCAGCACCAGCTCGCGCGGGCCGACGGTGGTGTTGACGTTGGCCAACCGGTCGACCTGTTGCGCGTTGAACTCGGCCCGGGCGCGGCGCTTGGCCTTCTTGGCCTGGTTGCTGGAGAACGCCAGGCCGCCCAGGATCAGGCCGTAGTCCGCCACGAAGCCGGCGACGGCCAGCGCGGTGCCGGCGGACGCACCGAAGGCCAGGAAGACGTTGGCTGCGACAGAGCCGAGGAACGTGGGCATCAGCCGACCCTCCAGGCGCACAGGGCCTGCTGCAGCGGCACGGCCTGCAGGCCATCGAGGCCGGGCCCGACGACGACATCATCCGCCAGCCGAACGCCCAGCGCGCTGCGCCGGCCCATGCGCACCAGCAGCACGTCGGCCTCCTGCGCCTGGTGCACGCCCACGGGAGCACCCAGCGCCGCGCTGGCGATGCCCAGCAGGTCGCCATGGCGACGCAGCAGGCGCACGGCCTGGCGGGCCGTGGTGGCACCGCGCAGGCGGCCGGCCAGGTCCACACCGGTGACGGCCTGCACCGCATCCGCGGCGAAGATGGCGCAGTCGTTCAGGCCCCAGGCGAAGGGCTGCCGGGCGCGCTCGGTGAGGAAGGCGTCGAAGTGCACGCGCCAGTGCTCCAGGCGGGTCATTGGAAGAAGTACTCCCGGCTGGGCCAGACGACGGGCTGGTCGACCTGGCTGACGATGTACTGCATGGCCAGGTCGCCCGGGAACAGGGCCTGCTGGTCGGCGTCGCTGTAGGTGCTGGCGTTGGAGCGCAGCAGGTCGACGGCGCGGCTCTCGGCCGTGGCGGTGATGGTGGCGCTCTCGGCGCCCTCCTCGATCGCCATGGTGTCCAGCGTGCCGGACCAGACGATGGGCGCCTCCAGGATGGTGTTGTTCGAAGTGTCGAACACTGCCGTGCGCAAGATGGCCGGCGTGCCCTGGACCTCGCCCGCGCCGTCCAGCGCCAGGCTGATGTTCGAGCTGCTGCCGCCGTCGACGGTGAACGAGATGCCCCGCACCTCGCCCGGCGCATCCTCCACCGGGCTGATGCTGCCCAGGCCGTAGGCGCCCTGGTACGTGACGCCGGACCAGGTGAGGTGCCAGTTGCTGGTGTTGAGCGCGATGGTGCCGCCGGGGAACTGCAGCTCCAGCAGCTGCACGACGACGACGTGGCCGGCAGCCAGCGCCGCCAGGACGGAACTGGAGAAGCTCTTCATGGGGCGATGTACTCCCCGAACTCCAGCTGCAGGCCGCCGGCCAGGCCGGGGGTGTAGTTCACGCCGGTGCTGGAGAGCAGGCGGAACAGCGCGGTCGGCTTGTTGACGGTGACAGGCGCGTTGTCGGCGATCGCGGTGCGGACGCGGTTGACGATGCTGACCGTGGCCGCCCCGGCCGACGCCGTGACATCGGCGGCGGCCATGAACAGCTGGCCGCCGGCGCTGAAGAGATCGCCGGCCAGCAGCGTGCCGGTGCTCGGGCTGATGCCGTCGACGGCGATCGAGCTGGCGCCCTGGGCGACGGCACCGTTGACCAGGATCGTGCCGCGGGCCGTACCGGCCGGGTATGGCTGCGCGAAGTGGTGCAGGGCCACCCAGTTGACCTGGCCGCGCATGCTGGCCAGCCAGGCCTCGCGCCACCGGCCGTCCGCCGCGGCCTGGGGCGGCAGCTCGACGGACATCATCCAGCGGTCGTTCAGCAGGTCCACGGCCTGCTCGCTCCCGCCGAAGGGCGACGCGCTGACGCGGGTGTTGACCGACAGCCGGAGCTGGCAGGCGGAGACCTTGAACTGCGTGGGCAGGGTGATCAGGCTCATGCTGCAAGGGCTCCGTCGTACCGCTGGCTGCGGGCCAGCGCGCCCTGGATCTGGCGAACCAGCTGCTCATTGGATCGCTGCAGCAGGGACACCGTGGCGATGTCGCCGACGGACTGGTTGATGTTGACCGTGACGCTGGCGCCGGCCCGGCCACCCTTGGAGTGGTCGATGACGCTCTCCTGAGGGTGAAGGACCGACAGGAATCCGCCCTTGCCGTCGATGCCTCCGGCGCGCGGCCCGCCGCCGGTGTATCCGCCACCGTCGAACGAGAAGAGGCTGCCCAGCGCGTTCGTGAACAGGCCCCCCAGCGGCTCGGTGATGGTCTTGCGCACGGTCAGGCGCAGAATGTCCTGGCCGAGGCCCTTGATCACCTCCGAGAGCTTGCTGCCGCCGACGATTGCATTCTCGAAGGCGGATGTGAAGGTCAGGCCCAGCTCCTCCGCCAGCGTCTTGGTCTTCTCCACCCCCTTGCCGGTGTCTTCGATCAGCTGCTGCACGGCCTGGCGGTACTGGTCGATGCCGCCCGCCAGCTGGCCCGACTCGAAGGCCTCCTTGAGGATGTCGACGTTCTCCCGGATCTTGGCGGTTCGCGCTTCGTCGGTATTTCCGAGCAGGGCTTCCAGCTGCCGCTGCCGCGCCCGCACACGGTCGCCAGCGGCCTTCTGCGCGGCCTGCTCGCCGGCGACCAGGCCCGCGTCGAGCTCCGCGGCCTCCTTGATGGCCTCTTTGATCTTGTCGAGCTGGTCCTTCTCGGCGGCCCGCTGGCGGATGCGATCGGCCAGCGCCTGGCTGAAGCCGTTGGCACTGGCCTCGCTGATGCGGCGCTCGGCAGTCTCGGCGTTGGTGAGTTCCTGCGTCTTCTCAATGGCTTGGTCGAGGCTGTCCAGGTACCGGTCGAGCGCAGTCGTGATTGGCGTGATCTGCTCTTCCTTTGGCAACAGCTCATCGACTTTCGCGCCTTTGAGGCCCGCGGGAAGACTGGGCCTGCCCTTCAGGAACTTGCGGCTCACCTGATCGGTGAACTCGCCGGTCATCGCATCCACACTGGTCTTCTGGCGGATGCGCGAGATCTCCAGCAGCTTGTCGATCTCCAACAGTTCCCTGCGCAGGTTGTCCGATACCTTGTCTTGTCCCTTGAAGCCAGTGGACCGACGCAGCTCTACTTGCTTGGCCAGCCGTTGCTCGAGGGCCGTGCGCTCCGAAATGAGCTTGTTGATGTCGGCGCCTGCATCACCACTGAGGCGCTGCAGGCCCACAACGCCCTTCGCTGCGTCCTTGAAGACATCGAACAGCAGGCCCGACTCCTTGAGCTTTGTGAAACTCTCCAGAGTACGGTTCAGCGCCGGCACCAGTTCGCTCACTACCGCCCGCCCCGCATCGGTCGCGTTCTTCTGCAGCGCGAACAGCTGCTGGTTGAACTTCTCGGCGGCGGCGGCCTGCTCGGCCGTGACCTTCGCCACCAGCGTGCCCTGGCTGGCCAGGTCGTTCAGGAACGGCGCCACTTCGCGCAGGCTTTTGCCGAACAGCTCCTGCACGATGCGGGCCTTGTTGCCGTCGTCGGCGAACTGGGCCAACGCGACCGCGGTCTTGCGCAGCGCCTCGGCCGGATCCTGCGCCTTCAGGTCGGCGATCGACAGGCCCAGCGCCTTGAACGCGGCGGCCTGGTCGCTGCCCGGCTTGGCAGCCGTGAGGGCTGCATTGAACTTGACCAGGGTGGACCCGACGGTCTCGAAGCTGGTACCCGTGCGCGCACCGATGTCTTCGAGCGCCGACAGGTTCTCGATGCTGGCGCCGGTGGCATCCCGCAGGTCGTTGAGCGCATCGATCCCGTCGTTGATCCCCTTCAGCCAAGCGAACGCGGCGCCGGCACTGATCGAGACGCCCAGGCTGGAGAGGACCGGCCCGAGCTTGGCGGCTGCCGTGCCCACCCCGCCGAGATCCCGCCGCACGTCCGCTAGCACCCGGCTGGCGTTGTTCTGGGCGCTGATGTTGATTCTGGTGTCAAGCATGGTCTCGGATCAGTTGCATGAGATCGATCAGCATTTGCCAGTCAGGCACCGGATGGAGCTCGGCGTATAGCGGCCAGCGTTGCGGCTCCCACCCACCGCACCAGCGCCAGCAGTGGCGGGCCTGCTCGGCCCATTCGCAAAGCTCCGGCGCTGGCGCGCCAATGCCGGCCAGGCCAGACTGCTCCAGCTTGGCCGCATCGGCCCGGGACTTCTCCCAGGCGATGCGGCTCAGGAGTTTTTTGCGGCAGGCTCCCGGGCCGCGCTGCGCTGCGCCATGCGGTCGACCAGAGCCGCCCAGAGCTGGGCACCCCACTCGCGCTGGGCGTTGAGCAGTGTCTCGACACCGGTCGGCGCATACGCGACGGCGGTGTCGCCGGCCTTGGCGGCTTGCTCCGGGAATCCGTGCAGAAGATCTGCACCGGTGACTCCCGACCAGCCTGTAATGGCCTGCACGAGCAGCGTGCGCTCGAAGACCAGCTCGGCCGCGGGGTCAGCGCCGCGCAGGCCGGCCCGGATGCCGGCCAGGCGGATCTGGTGGTCGTCTGGCTCCAGCAGGTGGATGGTGCGCGGGGCATCTTGCGGGCCGACGGTGACGGTGAACTGCCGCGCTGCGTGGATCCGGGCCTGCAGATCTGCGAGTTCATTCATGATCAGGTGCTGTAGCGAACCGGGTCAGCCACCGCGGACATGCTCAGCTGCGCGGTCAGCGGCGCGTTGACGTTGATCGCCGGCGACTTCTGCAGAGACAGGTAGCCGTTGATCAGGAATCGCGAGCTGTTCGGGAAGATGATCCGCATGGCCGTGATCGCGTTGGCGTCCGATGCCGTCTGCGCGACCGAGTACCAGGACAGGGTCGGGTCATCGAAGAAGGTCAGATCCAGCTGCTGCGCGGAGCGGACCGTCGGCACCTGCTTGGCGGTCTTGTCCGTGATGGTGGTGATGTCCGCAAAGCTGAGCTCGCCGCCGCTGGATGCGATGCTCTGGATCTGCGTGATGCTTGTCCAGGCCGTGATCTCGCGCCCGGTTCCGGTACCGCTGCCGGCCGGGTAGTTGTTGGTGTCGCTGGTGTTGATGCCCTCCAGCGTCACGTCGTTGGTGCTGACGGCGGAGACGCGCACCACGCGCTTGTTCAGCAGATCCCAGCCGCTGGTGATCTCGATGAAGTCACCCACGATGACGCCGTGCGAGGCGCTGAGCGTGGCCACCGCAGGGTTGGCGTTGGAGATCGCCGTGATGGTGAAGCCGGTGCCGTACGTCGATGCGACAGCGACCTGGGTGCCGGTGGCGAGGGTGATGGACATGGTGGTGCTCCTGGTGAATCAGTAGGGGGTGTCGGGGGCGCCGGAGACGGTGATGTAGCTCACCACCCAGGTCTGGCGCACGAGGTAGAGGGAGGTGGCGGCACTGCCGTCCTTGCCCTCGGTGCTGCCTTCCAGGCGCAGCGCCTTGGCCTTGCCGCTGGCGGTGCTGGTGGCCTGCGTGGCGAACAAGGCCTGCTCGACCTGCTTGGCCAGGTTGCGGGCAGCTGCAGCGGCGCCCGTGGCCAGCCCGGTGACGCAGCTGACGGTGAACGTGTACGCGCGCTCCTGGATCTGCGACCAGTCCACCGATGTGGATTCAATGGTCTCGCCCTGGCCTTCGATGTGCAGCGCGGGCAATGACGCCTGCGGCACTTCGTCGACGCGGTCCAGGAACACGTTGGAGCCCGCCGCGGTGGACGCGGCGATCAGCGTGGCCTTGTAGGCGTCGAGCAGCTGCTGCTGGAGGTGGTCTGCCATGATCAGCCCCGCAATTGCAGCGTGGTGACGCCGGTGCCATCAGGCTGCACGCCGACCACCGTGTAGGCAGTGGCGCCGATCGTGATGGTCGTGCCCTGCACCACCGTGCTCACGTCTGCACTCTTGGCCTGGCAGGCCGGGCCGGCGGTTTCGACCAGGCCATTCATGCCGGACTGGTAGGCCGCGTCGAAGATCACCGGGAACGAGGCCGCCCCCACCGTTGCCGTCTGCGCGAAGCCGGCATCGGTGTCGAAGAAGGGGGCCAGGTCCTCGGCGAACATCGTCAGATCGTCTTCTTGACGCCCTGCATCGACACGCCGACGATCTGCGGGCCGGTGCCGATCGTGCCAACGTACTTGATGTACCGGCGCACGCTCTTGGGGTTGATGACGAGCTTCTGGATGCCGGCGCCGGTGGTCTCCTGGGTGAACGTCAGACCGGACACATCAGCGAAGCTGGAGTTGTCCGCGCTGTCCTGGATCTTGCCGTCCAGCGTGCCGGTGCCCGCGCCCTTGTGCTGGGTGATGATGACCGGACTGTCGTAGTCGATCAGATCGACGCCGGAGCTGGTGGCTGCCGCGGTGTTGGCTGCGGAGACCGGCGTCAGGATGTTGACGACGGTGGCATTGCCTGCGAAATTCTGCTGGCTCATGGTGCGGGATCCTCCTGGGTGGTGGTGTCGGACGTAGCTGCGGCGGCGGCCTTGGCGGCTGCCGCCTTGGCAGCGCGCGCCGCGGCCTTTGCCGCATCCTGGGCAGCCTTGGCCGCCGCGGTGCCGTCCAGAGCCACCTTGCTGGCAGCGGCCAGCTCAGTGCCCTGCACCTTGGTGAGCTGCACGGAGGCGCCGGGCTCGACGCGCTCGCCGCCGATGCAGATGGGCCGGATCACCACGTAGGTGGCCTGACCGCTGTCGAGGGGTTTGAGGGTTTGAACCATCGGGGTGTCCTTGGGTGCTGGTTGCGCCTGCCTTCCGTCGCCCCGCGCGGCGCTCATGGCCGCGCGGGGGTAGACCTTCGGGCGAGGGCTATCAGGTGATGGACGTGGCCCGGCTGAAGGCGGCCGCCTGGCGGATGCCGACATCGACGGACTGGATGGCGCGGATGCCCGAGATCGCCGCACCGAAGTTGGCGAACGGGTTCAGCGCGATCTCCAGCATGCCCCACTCGGCCAGCACGGCCTGAGCGAAATCGCCGAAGGTCATGGTGGCGGCGGTGATCTGCGTGGTCGTGCGGGCGCGGTAGCCCTCGACGGTGCCTTCCAGCACGCTGCCGCGCCACAGGGTGACGCTGTCGGTGCTGGAGATCCGCGCGCGCTGGGCCAGCAGGCCGGCCACAGCCGGCGTCGTGACGAAGCCGCAGTTGGGCGTGAGCGCGTTGCCGGTGGCCAGGTCCGTCTGGAACTCGGTCACGCCGGCCAGGGCCAGCGAAGAGCCGGAGACAGAGCCGATGCCGGCCGTCAGCGAGATGCCCGTGGGCTGGCCCGAGGAGCCGGAGCCTTCCAGCACTGCCAGGTCGATGCCCAGCGCCATGACGCGGGCGAAGTCTTCCATCACCAGCGCTTCCACGGCCGGGGTGCTCTGCATCATCAGCAGGCGGCTGATCTCGGTGTAGACGCCCAGCGTCTTGGGCGACAGCGCGAGCTGGCCAAAGGTCTGCTGGCTCTCCGTGATGGCCGTGGCCTCGTTGGCCAGCCAGTACGCCGTCGCAGCGCCGGTCAGCTTGGGGATCGTCACGTTGCCGACCAGGCCGGTCAGCATCGTCATGCCCAGGCCGGCACAGACGCTGCGGGCGCGCAGCAGGTCGATGAAGCTCTGCGGCTGCAGGTTCGTGCCCACCAGGTTGCCGCCGGCAGTGGTCGTGCCGACCGTCAGGTCACGCCGCTGGATGTCGGCCGGCATGTAGAAGCCGCCGTGCACCGCGGCATTCAGACCGGTGCGCTTCAGGATCTCCAGGTGGCACTCGCGCTCGAAGCCGGCGCCGGACCAGTCCTTGTCGACCAGGGCGCGGATGGCCTTCAGCACGCTGAAGCGCTGCGTCTCGCCGCGGCTCAGGTCCAGGTTGGCCGCGGGCGTGGTGCCCTTCTGCGCGGCCGTCATGGCGTTCATGATGTGGCTGCGCAGCGCTTCGGTGTTGGTGTCGCCGCGCTCGATGGCTTCGCGGGCCAGCTGGCGGCCGTTGAAGCGCTCGTGCGCGTCACCGATGGCGAGCAGCTCGGCGGTGAGCTTGCGCTGCGCGGCGTCGCGCGCGGCGGTGTCCTGGGACTGGATGGCGGGGGCGGCGGGCGCCGGGCTGGCTTCGGGTGCGGTTTGCATGGCAGGGGACTCCTTGGAGCGGTTGGTGTTCGGGGGGATGACGGGGGACTCCTCGCCAGCAGCGCGGCCCACGCCGACCGAGGTGTCGGCCGGCACGGAGACGATGCTGACTTCGTAGGGCTCCCAGTCGTCGACGCGGTAGGTGTCGACGCCGTCCTTCGTTTCGACCAGCTTGGCGCTGTGGATCTCGTAACCCACGCTCACCGAGCTGCGGATGCCGTCGATCACGTCCTGGAACCATTCCTCGGCACGCGCGCTTTTCCCAAAGCGCACCACAGCACGGGCAACCTTGTCCGCGCCGATCTGTACCGACTCAATGACTCCGATCTGGTCTCGGGTGTTGTGATCGCACAGGAGCGGGGCGCCGCTCTTGATGCGCTGCAGGCGCATGGACTTGCTGGAGCAGTCGAGAATCTCGACGCCCCACCAGCGCTCATACGGTGTCTCGGAGGCGAAGGCCAGCTCGACAGTGCGGGCCTCCTGGTTGATGGCCGAGCGCTCGAACTGCATGCCGCGCTGCAGGCGCGAGCCGGGCTTCAGGGCGCTGGCGGATTCGTTGGGCTTGGTGTCCATGAGCACCGATGGTCGGGCTCATGGAGGGGAAAAGTCAGGGGGAAAAATGTCACTGCTGGAATGACGAAGGCCACCTGGTGGTTGCCTTGTTTTCCGATACTCACCGGCAACTTATGGGAATTACTCGGCCAGCCGATCCTTGAGCGCGTAGCCCATGAGCGGCCACATCTTGCTGACGGCGTTGGCGCGGGCGATCTTGCGGCCCAGCTCGGCGTCGAAGTTCTCCGGGCTGGCGCAGGCCGACTCACCGGTGACGGTGAACCCGTTGCGCAGAACCAGCACGCAGAAGGTCAGCAGCTTGAGCGCCGGAGCGTGGTTGGTGCGCGCTTCGTAGTCGATCACGCCGCCGTTCTCCTGCACCGTGCGCAGGTAGTGCCGGCCAAAGTTGCCCTCGTCGGCAGTGAAATAGTGCTCGCTGGCGATGTTGCCCTCGATGTCGGCAGGCGTCACGCGCGGCGCGGTCAGGCCCTTGGCTTGGATTTCTTGTTCGATGGAGTCCATGATGATCTTTCAAGTTGTGGGTATGAACCGGCAGGGGATGGAATTACAGGTTGCCAATCGTCGGCACCGACAGGCCGTATTCCGTCACCAAGTCATGCGGCGTGACAGATTCCAGCGCTCCCCCGTTCATGTGCCCGACAAGCTGGTCGCAAAGGGTGATGAACTCGGATTGCTTGATCTCCAGGTCAACGGTCGGAGTGCCCACCACGAATTTGTGGAACGTGAACACCCCAAGACCGCCGCAGACCACCAGGTCATTGACCAGCTTGACCGCCTCCGCAGCCGTCTCGCCACCCGCTGCCGCGATGTCCTCGTAATACCCGAGGATCGGCAGCGTGTATTGCCGGTGGAATCCGCACTGCACCGGAATCTGCGCCCGACGTGAAGCAGTGCGGGCCAACACAAAGCCCGCATCGTGCATGATCTGGAAAATAGATGTATCGCCTGCCGAAACCTCAAAGACCCCATTGGGGTACGCATAGCACTTCAGCAGATCGGACCGCGAGATACCCAAAGCGGCCAGCCCTGCGATATTGGCCTCGACATCAGCGCGGCGCGCCGCATCGTTCGCCAACCCGGCAAGGCTGCTGGCCCCGTGCGGGTAGATGCGGTGGCCGTCTGCCACGATGCGTGCGACATCGGCGGTTGTCAGGTAACCCGCCGTGTTCAGCAGCGACGAAATCAAGAAAAATGACAGTTTGATCCCGCAGCGGGTCGCGTACTCGTAAGGCGACCACGGAAAAGACGAGTCCAAGCGGCGCATGATGAGCGCCTCGCCATCGTCCACTGACATCAGCACTTGCGCCCGCTTCTTGGCTCCGACGATGGGCTGTCCAACCGAAATTGAACCTGACACCGTGTTTGCAAGCGTCATCTGAATGCGGATGTTGGTGATGGCTTCCTCGGTTCCGATGCCGCCGCTGCCCGTGTACTGCTGCCCACCGGCCAGCCCTTGCGTGATGCGCTCGCTCAAGCCAATCATGTGCAGACCAGAGAACTCGGGCGTGTAGACAGCCTGCCAGAACTTGGAAGCGAAGTTATCCGAGGACAGCAAAATTGATACCGATGCGACCTTGGTGTAGTCCGGGATGAACACGGGCACCGTAACCGCCACTTCACGATTCGTGAATGACGACGCGAGAGCCTGTGTAACCCGCACGTATTGCGAGCCCGCCGTGCTGGTCCCGCTGATGAGCAGGGGAGTGACGCCCGGTTGCGTCCGAATAGGGTAGGCGCTGGAGAGCGCAGCAGAGGGCGAGCTGGCCGTCTGCGTGACCGCCCACGTACCACCCAGGATGTCGAGGAGCGTCCCTGCGAATGCCCCCCGCTTGGCGCGGTCTGCCATCAGCAGGTAATTCCGATCCCCTGACACCAGAGCTGTGCCTGCCGCGTTGAGCGTGACAGGGTAGGAAACTGGCGACTTGAGAACGTTGTCCGTGTCGATTGCGTAATCAGGCACCATGGCTTGGCCAAATTGATCGGACACCGTGTAGGTGCTTCCGGACACGAGCAGGCTTCCAGCCTCCCCCATCCGGGTCTGCGTCATCGTAATGCGCATCGGCATGATCTCGCTCCTTCAAACTGGTTCGACAGGCGCCGGCTCTGCAGCGGCCTGCCCGTTGTTCTGCCCCCGTGCCGGCAACTCGATGCCCATAGCCCGGCGCATCTCGTCTGCGGCCTTGATCTCCGCCAGCACATCCTCGTAGTCCACGCCGAGCTTGGCGGCGATCATCTGAGGGGACTTCACCCCGGCGTCCACTGCCGTCAGGTCGGCGTCGATGTCCTTCTTCGGGTCCACCCACTCCCAGCGACGGCCCTGGAACTGGTGAGCACTGAACTTGTCGCGCTTGGCCATGCTGAGGCTGCTGCCGTTGGGCATGACGGCCAGGCCGAAGGTGAGCGCGGCGTCCAGGAAGGCCGGGTAGATGCGCTCCAGCACGGAGCGGGTGAACCACTGCTGCAGCAACATCCAGCAGTCGCGCTCTTCGAGCGTGCCGCTGCGGATGCTGGAGAAGTTGACCCCCTCCAGGTCGTTGGCCAGGCTGTGGTAGGCCACGCCCAGCCCGCTGGCCGTGCCGCGAAGGTTGGCCTTGACGAAGTCCGCAAACATGTCGCTGGGGTAGGCCGGGTCGAACGCCTTGAAGTCGTAGCCCTCCGGCAGCGTGTCGAAGGTTCCCGGGTCGGCTTCCGTCAGGGGCGTGGTGGTCCCATCTTCGGACACTTCCTCGGCAGTCGATACCGGCTCGGCACCGCCATCTGGCGTTGTGAAGAAGCCCATCTTGCTGGCACCCACGCGGGCAGCAATGATTGCCGCGTGCTCGAACGCGCCCCGGTTGTTCAGGCGCTCCATGGCCGCATGGGCCCATGGCACACCGCGAGCCTGCTCCGGATCCTCGGCGATGAAGGCGTGGATGATGTCCTCGGCAGGCACACGCTCGTGCACCGCCAGATTCTGGCCCTGCGCCGCGCTGTAGTTGTCGCCCGGGTTGCGGCTGCGCAGCCAGTAGTGGGTCGGCCGGCCCCAGGTGTTCATCTCCACGCCCATGCGGATCTGCGCGACACCGTTGCCTTCGGGCCGGTTCATGTTCGTGTCCAGGCGATTGATGTCCAGCAGCTGCAGCGCAAGGCCGAAGCGGTTGCCCGCGTCCTTGCCCCGCACCAGGCGCACCAGGATCTCGCCGTCGCGCGCAGCCGCGGTGGCCATGATGTGGCACAGGCTGACGAAGTGGCTGCGCCCGGTCACGTCTGCCACTTTGCAGAACTCAGTCCAGGCGGCCTCGATGGCGTCATTGGCCAGCCGGTCGGGCTTCGGCTGGTCCTTCGCGCTGGCCGGCGGGTCGACCACCCTGCCCTGGAAGCGGAAGCCGTCCGGGCCGATCATGTTGACCTTGACCATCTGCAGCCACTTCTTGACGTACTCATCGTTCTGGGCCAGCACCCGGCTGCGTGCCCGCAGGGCGTCGAGGCTGCGGAAGATGTCGGCATTCGCACTGCTGGTGGTGGCAGACCATCCTGCGGTGAGCCGGTTGACCTGGGCGGCGTAGTAGTTGCGCCGTGCGCGCTGCGGTGGCGGGACGCCGGCCCGCCGGAAGGCATTGCCGGGCTGCTGGCTGAGCCAGCTCTCCAGCACGACGCTGCGTTTTTGGGCCACGCGCTTGGCGTCGTAGAACGGGACAACGGCGCTGGTCATCGGGTGTTGAACCTTGCAAGAACCTGGTTTCGGGGGCGCCGCCCTGCCGCAATATCGGCCGCGGCCTGCTCGCGGCGGACCTCGGCCTTCAGGCGGTCGCGCCAGGCCATAAACGCCGCCGGATCCTGAAAGCGCTGGCTGCGGCCTGCGATCTCGTAGCTCTGCAGATAGGCCTTGGCTCCGTAGCTGGCCAGCGCCAGGTCTGCGGCGTCCAGTGCTTTCTTGGCTGCGCTGCGGGTGTCATAGGTCGACGCAGCGGACAGGTTGGGCTGGACGATGGCAGTGCCGGCGCCGACGGTGTACCGCTCGGAAGCCTTCGTGACTGTGGCCACCCAGCTGTACGTGCCGGCGGTATAGCCGGCAGTGGTTGCGGCAGCGACCGACACCGCATGGTCGTCACCGCTTGCCGTTGCGGTGATGGTGAACTTGGCGGAGGAGTTGATGAAGGCGTAGACCAGTGTCCATCCCGCTGAGGCCGGATAGTCGCCCAACGTCTTGCGCCAGGCAACGGTATCGCCGGCCGTGATCGAAGTCGGCTCGGTGGTGGGGATGGGGGCGGTCATGGTTGCCCCGAGGGTGCACCAGCGGTCAGCAAAAGTTCAGGGGGAAAAATGTCACCGCGCCCTGCCGGCGAGCAACCGGTAGGCATGGCGCCGGCTGACGCCTGCCTCTTCGAACACCTGCCCGAGTGACTTCTGGGCGCGCAGGCCCTCCCCGATTTGCAGGCTGCGCTGCCGCGCCGGCCGCTTTCCCACGTAGGGCTCGGTGCCGCCCCAGGCCTGGCGCGTCTGCGCTTCGAGCTGCTGGACTGCATGGGCCGGCACGTCAGGCACGATGGCCCGAAGCCGCTGGATGAAGTCGTCGACGATGTCTGCCATGGAGCACCCCTTACCACCGTTTGACCCAGCCGGAGCGGCGTGGGAAGTTGCGGGCCCGCACGGGCTTGGGTGGACTCTTGGGAGACACCTTTGCCGGGCTGGCCTGCGCCGTGTCGGGTGTGGGTGCAGCGTCTCGCTGCGGTGGATTTTCGGGGTGTTCTTCGACCGCGACGGCATGGATTGTCGCAGGCTTTGTGTCAAGTTGCAAGGGGGCAGGCGGCGGCATCTCCGCCTGCGTGAAAAGCTCCGGCTCCGTGGGGTTCAACCGGTCGCGCAGCAGCTTCCACTGGTGCTCGGTTTTCTTGTGCAGGCCGCAGAAGTGAGCCGCGGCCAGGTTGTAGACGGTGAGGTCCAGCGCCTCGTTGCGGTCGTTCTGCTTCTTCTCCCAGACGCGCACCTTGTGGCCGCGGGTGTACTTGTAGGTGATGTACTCGGCCGTGAGCTGGCGGAAATAGCCCTCGTCAAGGCCGCTGGGGAAGTGGATGGCGCCCGGGCCGCTGGCCTTGCCCCACCTGGCCGCCAGGTAGTCCTTGGCGGTGTCAGTGCCGATCATCCACATCTGGGCGCCCTTCTGATCGATCTTGCCGTTGTACTTCACGTCGACCAGCGATGGTTTGCTGCTCAGGATCGGTCGGTTGGGCCGGCTGGCGCCCTTGATGGCGTAGATGTGCCGGCGTCGGCGCGGGTGGGTGAAGGTGTAGACCTCCTGGGTGGCGGATCCGCCCGAGTCGATGAAAGCCGCGGCGATGTTGAGCATCTGGCCGGATCCCGCGTGCCGGTACCGGCCCTGCAGCAGCTGATCAGCCCGCTCCCAGGTGGCCAGCTCTGCGGGGGACCCGAGGATCACCTGGTAGTCGACCACCCACCCCTCCATGCCAGGGCCCCAGCCCATGACCTTGAACTCGAGGCGGTCGTGCTGCGTGTCGATCGCGGCCGTCAGCACCAGGGCGGAGGCCGGCATGGTGCCCAGACGGTAGGGCTCCACGCGCGCCATCAGGTCCTCGTGCTTGGTCTGCTCCTTGGCCCGCGCCCAGCACTTGGCCAGCCGCGTGTTGTAGAACACGATCATCTCGTGCTCGTTGCCGGCCTCCATCAGCTGGCGGGCCTTCTCGTACTTGTTCATCAGCCCGATCCAGGGGAACCAGCCATAGGGCAGGAACATCTGGCTGATGGTGGCCGACTCGGTCTCTCCGTCGCCGGCCACACCCTCCGACCAGGCGCCGCGGGCGAACATGCGCTCCTTGTCGGCCTCGGTGTGCAGGCCTCCGCACTCTTCGCAGGGGTACAGGGCCTGGGTGCCGTCCTCGCTGCGGATCAGCTTGAAGAAGTCCAGCGGTTGAGCGTGGCCGCAGTGGATGCAGTCGGCCAGGGCCTCGCGCTGCGTGCCCTGCGCGAACAGATCCGCGATGGCTGACTCGCCCTCGATGGTGGGCGAGCTGGGGTAGTAGGCTTTGCGGTTCTGCTCGAAGGTTGTCTGGCGGGCCTCCGCCAGCGCCGACGGCGAGCCCTCACCCTGCACGCTGCTGTCGGAGCGGTCGATCTCGTCGTAGACCAGGTAGCGGGCGGAGACTTCGGAGAGGTTTGCCGCGGCGCCAGCGGTCAGGACGTGCAGCGTGCCGCCGGTGAACTCCTTGGTGGTCAGGTTGTTGGAGGCGTCGCGGCTGCGCTTGCTGGCCACACGATCTGCCAGCACTGGGATGGCGCGGATGGTCTTGTCGATGCGGCCGGAGGCGCGCTTCACCAGCGTGCCCGTGGGGACGATCCAGAGGAAGTTCGAGGGCGCCTGGTGGACACAAGCGCCGAAGAAGTTCAGCGCCACCTGGGTCTTGAGCATCTGGCTGGCCCCCATCAGCACCACGCGATTGCACGGGTGGTTGGCCG